GCCTACGACGGGCAGGGCAACAAGGTGTTCTCCCGCACCAAGCCCGGCGAACTGGCTGGCTTCGATGAAGCGCTGGAATCCCTGGTCGAGTTGCATCCGCAGAAAGACTACATCCTCAAAGCGTCCGGCAACAGCGGCGGTGGCTCTCACCAGTCGCAGCATCAGGCCGGGCAGAAAACCATGAAACGCGCTGCTTTCGACGCCTTACCGCCAGTTGAACAACAAACGGTAATTGGCGGCGGCACGAGCATCGTTGATTAACCGAAAGGAAACCTGAATGTCCAACACCCTTACTGGCCTCATCCCAACCATTTACACCGCCCTGAATCGCGTCTCCCGCGAGCAGGTGGGCTTTATCCCGGCGGTGGCCCGTAACGCCAAAGCCGATGCCGCGGCGAAAGACCAAACCGTGACCGCACCGGTCGCACCAAAAACCACCACCGTTGATATCACTCCGGCGGCAACCGCGCCAAACGACGGTGATCAGAACATTGGTACTGTGGACGTCAAAATCACCAAATCCAAAATGGCCCCGGTCAAATGGAATGGTGAAGAGCAGCTTGCCATCGGGCCATCTGGTACCTATGACATTGTCCTGGCTGACCAGTTCTCTCAGGCGTTCCGCGCACTGAGCAACGAAATGGACGCTGACCTGGCAGGGCTGGCTTACAAGTCTTCCCGGGCAGTTGGTGCGCCGAAAGACACCCCGTTCAGCATCAAAGACGACCTGTCTGATGCGGCGAACGCTCGCCAGGTGCTGACCGATAACGGCGCACCAACCACTGACCTGCGCATGGTCCTGGGCGGCGAAGCCATGGCGTCCATCCGTGGCAAACAGTCCGTACTGTTCAAAGCGAACGAAGCCGGTACCGATCAGCTGCTGCGTGAAGGCATTATTGGTCGTGTGATGGGCTTTAACCTGCACGAATCCGCCAACATCAAGCGCACCGCGAAAAGCACTGCTGCGGGCTACAAGGTCAACGGTGCGAAGAAAGAGGGCGACATCATTGTGGCTATCTCTGCGGGTACAGGTGGGATTGCAGTCGGTACCGCAGTGAAATTCGATGGCGATGACAATCAGTATCTGGTCGTTGCCGCCACTTCTTCCAGCATCACCATTGGTGCGCCGGGTCTGCGTCAGGATCTGGCAGACCAGGCAGCCGTCACCGTGCTGAGCGAGTTTGCGCCAAACATGGCGTTCGACCGCAACGCATTCCTGCTGGCGTGCCGCACACCGGCAATGCCAAAAGGCGGCGACACCGCCGACGATGTGATGAACGTGACCGACCCGGTATCCGGCATCACCTTCCAGATCGCGCTGTATCGCCAGTACCGTCAGGTGCGTTATGAAGTTGGTGTGGCGTGGGGTGTTGCAGCCGTGCAGCCTGAGCATTCCACCATCATCATGGGTTAATCACTGGGGCTTCGGCCCCTTTGTTTTCAGGAGGCCCAATGGCCGGATTAACCAAAGAGCAGCGCGCGCAGCGTGAGGCTGAAAAGCTCGCAGCGCAGAACGGCGCTGAACAAACTTATGCTCAGCAGGACCAGCAGCAGGACCAGCAGCAGGGTATTGAGCTGGTGGTGATGGTGCGCGATGAGCCTGAATTCCCCGGCGGCCCGCTGAGCGCTGAGGTTCACCCTGACGAGGTGGATAACTGGCTGGCGCTGGACTGGCGTCTGGAGGAATAACCATGCTGGTTGCCGATCCCCATTCGCCTGACTTCAACAGCTACGCCAGCGTTATTGACCT